ACTAGAAGCAGGTTTTGAAAATAACAAGTTATTACTAGGACAACAAGCTCAAGCCTTTGGTCAACAGAACCATGATGCTCATATTGCAACGCACATGGCTGTACTCCAAACACCACCGGTTCAGATGAATGCACAGGTACAAGCTTTAATACATTCACATATCATGCAACATTTACAAATGAAAGCTGATAGTTTAGCTGAACAACAAATGCCACCAGAGGTAATGCAACAGTTCCAACAGCTACAACAACAAGCTCAGCAAGCAAATCCAGCAGAAGCACAACAAATGACAGAGCAAGCTGGCGATATGTTGGCACAGTTCTCAGCACCAATAATGGCACAGCTAATTACTGAATACAGTCAACAAGTTTCAGATCCAAGTGATGAAGATCCATTAGTCTCTATTAGAAAACAAGAACTTGCACTCAAAGGTCAAGAGTTATCTATGGAACAACAACAATTTTTACAAGAAGAAAAGCGTAAAGCTATGGAGGCTCAAAGAAGAATCAATGTAGAAAAAGAAAGAATAGAATCTATGGAAGACATAGCGGATCTGCGTGATGAAACTGCAAGAGCAAGGCTAGAACAACAAGCTCGTTTTAAAATGATGGATATACAAAATAAAAATTAATACTTGCAAAAATAAAATCTAACCAACATAATAAAACACATGATTAAAAGAACAGACATAAGTCAACAGAAAACACCCAAAGTATTAAAGAATAAAAACAGCTATAGTAACAAAGGTAGTGCATCTACTAAAACTAAAGCTGGTACTTTTTCAGCTAATACAAAAGCCCAACCAGGTATGGGTAAAGGAAAAGCAAGAGGTATGGGTGCTGCCGAGTTCGGTGGCAAGTTTTCCGGCATTTATTAATGTCGTCAGTTTGGCTTGCTGAAAAGTTTTTAAAAGAACTTGAAGCTAGAAGAGAAGATACTAAGGACGCTATGTTGTCTGGATGTAAAGACTTCTCTCAGTATGAATATCTGCGTGGCCGTTACAGTTCTCTAGCCGATGCAGAAAATATTTTTAGAGAACTGCTAGGAAAAATACATCAAGATGAGCAAGATACAAGTCCCTGATCATGTCGCAAAGTCCATTGAGGCAGACTTAAAAGCAAAAGAACAAGAAGAAAAAAAAGAAACCCAAGAACAAGACACAGAAGAAAATGTTGCCTATGTTCCTGGATCAGCAAGGGTTTTAGACCCTACCTTATTAGAAAAATCCTTTTTAGATCGTATGCCACAACCAACAGGTTGGCGTATGTTAATACTTCCTTACGCAGGTAAGGCAGTAACAGAAGGTGGAATTCACTTAGTACAATCAACCGTAGATAGAGAGTCTTTAGCTACTGTGGTTGGCTATGTGGTTAAAATGGGTCCTGACTGCTACAAAGATGAAAGCAAGTTTGTACATCCTTGGTGTCAGGAAAAACAATGGGTATTGATAGGCAGATATGCTGGTGCTCGTTTCAAACTCGGTGATGAATCTGAATGTAGAATCATTAACGATGATGAGGTGATAGCTACCATACTTGATCCTGATGATATTCTTGCAGTATAAGGAGAAAATATGTCTGAAGAAAATGCAAAGGTAATAGAAGAAGAAATAGTAGATGAGGGTGAAGTTGTAGAAATTGAACCCCTAGAAGATGAAAAGCCTAAAACACAAATTCCTATGGAGTCTGTTGATAGTGAGGCTGAAGAAAAAATAAAAAATGTTTCTGAAGAACCAGAAGCAAAACAAGAAGAAGAGTTAGAAGACTATTCTAAAAGCGTACAGAAAAGAATTAACAATCTTACAAGAAAGTTAAGGGAAGCAGAAAGAGGTCAAGAATCTGCTTATGAATATGCAAAAAGAACTGCTGTTGAGAACGAACACTTAAAAACAAAAAGCTCTAATCTAGATAGATCTTATTTGATGGAAGCTGAAAATAGGCTTAAGTCACAAAAACAACAAGCAATGTCTGCACTTAAGTCTGCACATGAAGTCCAAGATTATGAAAAAGTAGCTAAAGCACAAGATGTTTTAGCAAAGATAGCTGTAGAGGAAAATAAGGTAAATACTTCTAAAATGGCTATTCAACAACAGGTTCAAGAAACACCTGTAAACATGAATGGACAACCACAACAAAATATTCAACAACCAGCTCAACAGTACCAGGCTCCACCAAAGCTTGATGCTAAACAAGAAAAGTGGGTAGATAATAACTCATGGTTTGGTGAAGATGAAATCATGACTCTTGCTGCTTTCTCTATAGATCAAAAGCTAGTTCAAGAAGGTTATGATGCTAGGTCTGATGAATATTATTCAGAGGTTGATAAAAGATTGCGACAAGAATTTCCGCACAAGTTTGAAGAGTCTTCTGCTAAGTCGAAGCCTCAACAAAAGGTGGCTTCAGCAGGCAGAGTAGCTGGTAATACTAGCTCAAAAAGACAAGTTAAGTTGTCGCCAGCAGAAGTTCAAATGGCAAAAAGATTAAACGTACCCTTAACAGAGTACGCAAAATATGTTAAAAGGTAATAGTTATGACAGAAAAAGATAACAAAGATTTAAACAGAACACCACGTTCTGCCGACACTCGAGCTGATAAAGTAGCTCGCAAACCATGGAGCCCACCATCTACGTTGGATACTCCTCCTGCACCTGAAGGTTATACTTACAGGTGGATACGAGCCGAAATTGTAGGCCAAGAAGATCGTAAGAACGTAACTTCTAGATTAAGCGAAGGTTTCGACCTAGTAAGATCAGACGAGTTACATACTTCTGACCAAGATCGTTTTGATACCCTACAACAAGGTAAACACGCAGGAGTTGTTGCACGAGGTGGTTTGCTATTGGCTAAGATTCCTAATGAAACACGTGAGGAAAGAAACTCCTACTATGCTAAGCGTGCACAAACCCAGCAAGATGCTGTGGATAACGATTTGATGAGGGAATCAGATCCTAGTTCTCCGATGTTAAAACCTCAGAGATCAAGCAAAGTAACTTTTGGCGGTGGTCAGCGAAGTTGATCACTAAAACTTAAAATAACAAATATAAGGTGACTTATTATGGCTAACAAAAATGCCCCTTTCGGAGCAAGAGTCGTAGGTAAATTAGGTTCTGGTGTTGCTAATGGCGGCACAACAGAATATTCAATTGCCTCTGGCGCTTCTGGGAATATTTTTTCAGGCGATTTAGTAAAAATGACCAACGCAGGTACTATTTTAGTTTCTGCTGCTGGTGATGAGTCCATAGGAATTTTTAGAGGTTGTACTTTTACAAACTCTTCAGGTGAAACTATTTTTAGTTCACACTTTCCTAATGGAACTGTATCGTCCGATATTAAAGCATTCGTAATAGATGACCCTGACGCTGTATTTGAAATTCAAAGTGCAGGTTCTCCAGCTCAAACTGATGTCGGTTTGAACGCAGATATTTCTTACACTGCCGGATCTACCAAAACTGGTATGTCAGCAGTAGAATTATCTGGAACAACAGCAGCTACAACTGCTACGTTCAGAATCATGGGCTTTTCGAGTGACCCAGATAACAGTGCAACAGGTTCAGCTAATGTGAATGTGATTGTTAAATTTAATGAGCATTTCTATGTCGACCCAACAGGAGTATAAATAATGGCAATTAATAGAGCGCAATTAGCGAAAGAATTAGAGCCAGGTTTAAACGCCTTGTTCGGCATGGAATACTCAAGATACGAAGCTCAACATACAGAAATTTACGATACTGAAACTTCTGATAGAGCGTTTGAAGAAGAAACTCTAATAGTAGGGTTTGGTAATGCAGAAGTAAAAGCTGAAGGTAGCGGTGTCAGATTTGATACAGCTAACGAAGGTTATACTTCACGTTACACCCACGAAACAGTGGCTTTGGCATTCGCACTAACTGAAGAAGCAGTAGAAGATAACTTGTATGACAGGCTTGGAGCGAGATACACTAAAGCACTAGCTAGATCTATGGCTAACACAAAGCAAATCAAAGCTGCTTCTGTATTGAACAATGCGTTCTCTACAACAGGTGGTGATGGTAGCACTTTGGTAGCAACTGATCATGCATTAGGCGGCGGTGGCACTTTAGCAAACAGAGCAACCACTATGGCGGATCTTAATGAAACTTCACTTGAAGACGCATTAATTAATATCTCTACATTTACGGATGATAAAGGTCTTAACATTGCGTTAAAAGGTATGAAGCTCATTATTCCACCACAATTAGTATTTGTGGCTGACAGATTATTACAAACTCCTGGAAGAGTTGGTACGTCTGACAACGACATTAATGCTATTAAGAATACTGGTATGCTACCTGATGGTTATGTTGTAAATAACTATCTGACAGATACAGATGCTTTCTTCTTGAAAACAGACTGTCCTGACGGATTTAAGTATTTTGAAAGATCACCAATGACAACTTCATTGGAAGGTGACTTCGATACTGGCAACATGAGATATAAGGCTAGAGAGCGTTACAGCTTCGGATATTCTAACTTTAGAGCCGTTTACGGTTCTCAAGGAGCTTAAGGAACGATTTATTGTAGCGTTTCTCACTCAACTACAATTATTTAAGGGAGCTTCGGCTCCCTTTCTTTTTTGTAAAATAAGGTATATGATTTAATTCTAGGATTTATTAACTTGTTCTACAGACTGACCTAGCAGACAAGCCAAGACGGTAGAACTTATTTCCCAGGAGGAAATTATGGCAAAATCAACATTCTCTGGTCCTATCCAGTCACTAGCAGGATTTATTTCAGCAGGTAACGCTAACGTAGTTAGTTTAACCGCAGATACAACTTTAAGTGTAAATTCACACGCTGGTAAAATTTTAACTTGTAACGATGCAGATGGTAAGTTTACTTTACCAACTATTGTTGCTACTGCTCCAGGAAGCAATGATGACCCTAACCAAACTAATAATTTAGGTGCTACTTTTACTTTTGTAATTGAAACAGCAGCTACAGACTTAGATATTAAAACTGACGGAACAGATAAGTTCGTAGGTGGAGTGCTTATGGGTAAAAGCGATGCAGCAGGAAAAGCATTTTTCTCAGGTGCAACCAACGATGTTATAACTTTAAATGGTTCAACTAAAGGCGGAATAGTTGGAACAATCATTAAAGTTACAGCAATAGGTGCAGCCAAGTACGCGGTAGAAGGTATTAACCTTGCATCTGGTACTGTGGTAACTCCATTTGCTGACGCGTAAGGAGTAATTTATGGCAGACGCAGTAACTTCAACAACAATACAAGATGGTAATAGAATAGCTGTTATACAGCTAACTAATACATCTGATGGTACTGGTGAAAGTGCAGTCACAAAGGTAGATGTTAGTGCTTTAGCTGCTAACACTGCTAATGGCCAAGCTTGTACAGGCGTTAAGCTTGGTAGAATTGTTTATTCTACTTTTGGAATGAGCGTAAAACTTTTATGGCACGCTACTACCAATACTATATGTTGGGATCTTAATTCAGACTATACAACAGATGAAGATTTTACAGACTTTGGTGGTATACAAAATACTGCTGCGGCTTCTGGTAAAACAGGAGATATCAAGTTGACTACAACTGGTGCCTCAAGCGGAGATTCTTACGTTATAGTCTTAACTTTAATTAAAGATTACAGCTAAGATGAATGGCTGAATATAAAGGCAAAACAGTAACTTTAAACAGACCCAGGGCTATCCCAAAAGGTAGTCCTGGATATGGTAAGAAACGAAAAGAAGTTTTTGTTAAGAACTGTAGTAGTGAAAGTAGTAGAGTCAAAAGAATTACTTTTGGCGATGCCAAAATGGGTATGCACAAGAATACCGCATCACGAAAAAAATCATACTGTGCTAGAAGCAGCGGAATAAAAAGTGATAGATGTAGTGCTAACTACTGGGCTAGAAGAGACTGGGATTGTTAAATGGCAAAAGCAAAAAGTAAAGGTAAGATTTGTCCAGAAGGTAAAGCTTGGGCTAAAAGAACTTTTGATGTTTATCCAAGTGCCTATGCTAACCTTGCCGCATCTAAATATTGCAAAGATCCAAATTACGCAAAAAAATCTAAGAGAACTAAAAAATCCACTGGTGGACCTGTAATTAGAGGTCAAGGTGCTGTTATGAAAAATAGATTAAGATAATGGGACAGCTTCAACAATGGTTAGATGAAGACTGGGTTAGAATTGGATCTGACGGATCTATACTAGGATCATGTGGTAGCAAAAAAGAAGCAGAAGGTAAACCTAAATGCTTGCCTCGTAAAAAAGCTGAAGGTATGTCAAAAGAAGCTAGAGCAAAGCTTGTAGCACGTAAAAGAAAAAAAGATCCAAATCCTAATCGTAAAGGTAAACCAATCATGGTTTCTAATAAACTTAGTGGTGGTGGGCCTGTAGTAAAAAGAACAATACGAGGTCAAGGAATTGTTATGACTAATAGATTAAGATAGAATAATATTATGGCAAAATTAAAAAACCCAAAAAAAGCAGATCTTAACAAAGATGGTAAAATTAACTCTTATGAAGAAAAAAGAGCTAAAGCTATTGAAAAAGCTATG